ATGCCTTCTAACTCTGACCTTATCAAATGGGCTGAGCAAGGAAGATTACACACTAAATACACCAATTGTGCATCAGGAGCAGCAGCGGCCGCTGACACTGCAACTATCACAGTTAGTGATACTCTTGTACCAGGCACTGGGAGCATTGCAATTAGAGTAGGACAAACAGTTGTTATTTCTGACAACGCTGGTTCAGGAATGAACAAAGGTATCGTTACCGCTGTTAGTACTGCTAACGGAACTTTTGATGTTGCTTACTACGAAGCTGGCGGACAAGTGGGTGGAGCTGGACTAACAAGAACAGTATTTATTTATGGTTCTGAGTTTAAGAAAGGAACAGTGGGAATGTCAGGCTCTTTAGAGGCTGATGACACTATCTTCTCTAACTCTCCCATTATCATTAAAGATAAATATGCTGTTAGTGGTTCGGATATGGCCCAGATTGGATGGGTAGAAGTTACTACAGAAAATGGAGCTACTGGATACCTATGGTATTTAAAGTCTGAGCATGAAACTAGATTGCGTTTTGACGACTATCTGGAAACTGCAATGATTGAGGCAGTACCTGCTGAAGCAGCTTCAGGAGCGATTGCAACTACAGGAGATGTGGGTAATAAAGGCTCTGAAGGTATTTTCTATGTAGTAGAAAATAGAGGAAATGTATGGGGTGGAGGAAATCCAACCACATTAGCTGATTTTGATGCTATCATTTCAAGACTAGACAAGCAAGGTTCTATCGAGGAAAATGTAATTTTCGTTGACAGAGACTTTAGCTTTGACATAGATGATATGTTGGCCGCTCAAAACTCTTACGGAGCTGGTGGTACTTCATATGGACTATTTGACAACGATAAAGATATGGCTCTAAACCTTGGATTTACAGGATTTAGAAGAGGTTATGACTTTTACAAGTCTGACTGGAAATATCTAAACGACCCAACAATGAGAGGTGGTCTACCAACTGGAGCTAACTCAGGCCGTGTAAACGGACTATTAGTGCCTGCTGGCTCAACTACTGTTTATGACCAAATCCTTGGTAAAAACGCTAAGAGACCATTCCTTCATGTTCGTTACAGAGCTTCTGAAACTGAAGACAGACGTTACAAAACCTGGATTACAGGTTCTGCTGGCGGAGCTGCTACTTCAAGCTTAGATGCTATGGAGGTCAATTTCTTGTCTGAGAGAGCTGTATGTACTTTAGGTGCAAACAACTTCTTCTTATTCCAAGAGTAGTATTACATTAGGGAGGTGTAACAGCCTCCCTTTTTTTTTAAATCTAATTTAATTTTATATAATGAAAAATAAAACATTCGTAGACAAAGTCTACAAGCTTACCAGAAACGCAGCGCCTTTATCTTTTATGCTGCCAACTAGACACTCTAGAAGATTTCCCCTTTTATATTTTGATGAGTCCCAAGGAACAAACAGAACTCTTAGGTACGCTCGTAATCAAAAATCACCTTTTGAAGATGAACAAGACGGAAACGTTGTTATGGAGCCCGTTATTTTTGAAGACGGATTTTTAAGAGTGCCTAAAAACAACCCAGTTTTACAAGAGTTTTTGCACTACCACCCTTTAAATGGGAAAAAATTTATTGAGGTAAACGAAGAGAAAGATGCAGCTGAAGAGGTAAATCAATTTAATATAGAGGTTGATGCGCTTATTGAAGCCCGCAAGCTTACGATATCTCAAGTAGAAAACATTGGAAGAGTTTTATTAGGCATTGACACTTCAAGGGTCACTACATCAGAGCTTCGTAGGGATATTTTGATATACGTTAAAAGAGACCCTTCAGGATTTATGAAGATGGTTAATGACCCTATGCTAAAGCTTCAATCAAAAGTAAAGTTGTTTTTTGACAAATCGTTATTAAGTTTTAGAAACAAAAGAAAAGAGGTTTGGTTTAATACCACGAATAACAAGAAAAAAATGTTAACGGTTCCTTATGGTGAAGACCCTCTTTATATTGTTTCGTCATATCTCCAGAGCGATGATGGACTGGAGCATTTAAAGATGCTAGAGGCAGTACTAGAAAATGACTACTAAATAATTAGTACCTTTGTTCTTTGTTTAACCCATAATTTTTTTAACATGGCAAAATATATTACATTCGATACAGCTAGTGATGGAAATGTCCATCTTGCTGTTGATGACATTCTTTATGCAGAAACTACAAGTTCAACTGCTGGAACAATTTTTCTAAAAGGCGGAAGCCACAAATTTACTGTTACTGGAACAAGCTTAACTTCAGGTTTTGGAGAAAATGTTAACGCTGCTCTAGTAACTGCAAATCAATCTAAATGGACTGAGGTTACTACCCCAGTATCCAAAGATGGAGGATTAGTGTTTACAAGCGTAGCTGTAGCTACTATCTAAACTATCTTTTAGTAGGTTTTGAAGAGAGGTCAAATTTAATGACCTCTTTTTTTTTGCTTATCTTTGTACAAAAAGTAAGTGATGATAAATGCTGTTAGAAATACAGTTTTAGCGATACTGAATAAGAATAATTACGGGTATATATCTCCAGCTGATTTTAATCTTTTTGCTAAACAAGCACAGTTAGATATTTTTGACGAATATTTTATTTCATATAATAGTCAAATAAATAAAGAAAATGCTAGGGTTTCAGGAACTGGATATGCTGATATTAAAAAAGGATATGAAGAGGTTATAGATACGTTTTCTGTAACAGGAACTTTAGCTAACGCCAGCACTAATATATATACTGTACCCACTTCTGCCACTACTGGCTCAGATTATTATCTTTTAAATAAAATATTAATATACAGTAAAGTTATTTCATCAGGAACTACTACTGGAGTAAGTGGAGCAAATGCGCTAATAGATTCATCTGGGACTTTTCAAACAGATGGAGTTGCGGTAGGAGATATTGTCTCGGTAATAATTAACGCAGCTAATGTCTCTAACTTGACAGTAACTAACATAACAAGCAATACTCAATTAGAGGTCTCTCCAGCGCTATTAAATACATCTCCTCTTACATATGCAATATACAGGTCATCAGACTTAAAAAACGAAGCAGAGCCCGTCACTCATAGTAAGATAACTATGCTAAATAAGTCTATGTTAACAACACCTAACGTAACTTTTCCAGCATATACTTTAGAGGGCAACTCATTAACGTTGTATCCCACTACGGTAAATAGTGTAGGCAGGGTGGCATCCCAATACATAAGATATCCTAAAGACCCTAAATGGACTTACATAAGTCTGTCGGGAGGAGAGCCATTATTTGACCAGTCACAATCTGATTTTGAAGATTTTGAATTGCCTGAAGATGATGTAAATAATTTAGTGGCCAGAATATTACAATACGCTGGTTTATCTATAAGAGAAATAAGTACAGTTCAGTTTGGCCAAGGATTAGAACAACAAGAAACACAAGAACAATAAGATGGCATATTTATCTCAATACCAATACTATGATAATGCAGGTGTAGCTCCCACAAACACTAATTGGGGGTCATATCAATATGTTTCTTTGGAGGATATTGTAAACAATTTTGAGCTTATGTATCAAGGAAACCACTCTTTGATAAATAACGAAGAAAGGTATAAGATATTGTTTCACGCAAAAAGAGGCATCCAGGAATTAAACTATGATGCTTTTAAAGAAGTAAAAGCTTTAGAACTTACTGTTTATGATAATTTAATTTTTACCCTTCCCAGTGATTACGTTAACTGGATTAGATTATCTCTGTATAAAGACGGGTGGCTTAGACCACTAAACGAAAACATTCAGGTCAACTCTGCTCAATCTTATTTGCAAGGAACTGGTGGAACTCTCACTTTTAATTCCGATGGCACTGTTGTAACAGACACTTCTACATTAGATACTGAAAGGTTGAATGGCCAACAAAAAAGTATATACTTAAACAAAGAGAATAGTGACGAACAAGTCCCCCCAGATACTGAAGCAAACTGGTATGCTGATTATACTATCGGGGCGCGTTATGGTTTAAATACCGAAACAGCAAATATAAACCCAACCTTTAGGATAGATAAGCAGGCTGGTGTTATAAATTTTGATTCCACAATGCTTAATGAAAATTGCGTTTTAGAGTATATTTCAGACGGGATGGAAAACGGAGATGATTCTAAAGTTTCAGTAAACAAGCTGTTTGAGGAATATGTATATGCTTACATAAAGTATGCTATATTAAACAGTAAATTTAACGTACAAGAATATGTTATTAATAGAGCAAGAAAAGATAAGTCTTCTTTATTGAGAAATGCAAAAATTAGATTAAGCAATATTCATCCTGGCAGATTATTAATGGACATGCGAGGAGAGAATAAGTGGATTAAATAGAATGGCAAACCTTCAGAGAAATTTTATTAAAGGAAGAATGAACAAGAGCCTTGATGAAAGGCTTCTTCCTAATGGCGAATACATAGATGCGCTAAATGTAAGACTGGGTTCTACAGAGGATACTGAGATAGGTTCTGTAGAAAATTCTAAAGGAAATACTGTATTAACACAGCTTTCATATTCTGGAGCAGACACTAGCTTATCTGCAAGGTGTATTGGCGCTTTTGAAGATGGAGCTAACCAAAGAATATATTGGTTTGTGCATGACCCTGCTTTTACTTTAGGCCTTCCGCAAAAGCTAGATTTAATAGTTTCTTACAATATTCACACTAGCAATCTGACTTATCATGTTATAAGTATTAACGATGGCAGTGACACTAAAACCACTCTTAATTTTAGTTCTGATAGTTTAATAACGGGAATTAATTTGGTAGAGGACTTGTTGTTTTTTACAGACAACTTAAATCCTCCAAGGGTTATAAACATCAACAAAAACTACGATGTACCTGTAAACAATATAGACCAAATAACAGCAGAAGAACTTTTAGTTATAAAAAGACCTCCAGTTGAAGCGCCTACTATACGACTTTTAAATGTGCCTGACCAACAAGACAATTTTTTGGAGGAAAGATTTATTTCATTTGCTTATCGATACAGGTATTCTAATGGAGAATACTCTGCAACATCTCAGTTTAGCAAGTATGCGTTTGACCCTGGAACTTTTAATTTTAGCTTCAATAGTTTTTTAAACGAAGGGATGAAAAACAGCAAGAACGCTGTTATAATAACATTTAACGCTGGTGGGCCTTTAGTTCAGGATATTCAGTTGCTGTTTAAGGAGTCGACTACATCTAATATAAAAGTAATAGAGACCTTTAACAAAGGTAATTTAGGGTATGCTGACTTTAACAATTATACTTTTACTTTTGATGATAGTAAAATATTTACGCTTTTACCTGAGTCGGAGATACTAAGGCTTTATGACAATGTTCCTAAAGTAGCGCAGTCTCAAACCGTTATGGGCAATAGGCTTATGTACGGAAACTACAAAGATGGATACGACTTAAAAGACAAGTTTAATGACCCTATTAAATTAGAATACATTGCTAATTTAAATTCAGAGGTAATAGACGTAGAAGATGTAAATTCTACTGTAGGGCCATATTATTACACTATTAATGGAACTGTTGTTGTAAACAATCCTGTTGTGTTTTTAGACTTATCTACTGTAATATTAAAAAAAGGAGCGGTTATAAGTTTAGACTTTAGAGTCGAGCATGAGGCTTTTTCAGGCAATACTCCTGGTGCTACTACTAGCCAAACAGAGTTAATATTTGAATACACATTGCCATCTGATTTTGCTAATGTATATTCTTTAGCAACTAGCACTGACTTTATTGAAAAGATAGGAACAGCTACAAACATACAAACCGTTCCCAATGCTTGTAATGGCACAACATTAACCGACCAATTAAACTGTGCCCTTCCATCTACCTTGGGGTCATACACAAAGACGGCAAGTGGCATCACAGCAGACGGACAGCCTATTAGTATAGTGTCTACTCCTGGAAGTAACACTATTGGGCTTGTTATGATAGCAATGAAATACGTTGATAGTTCTAATACGGCTTATGAGTATTATAATGTTAGTTTTAGCTCAGCAGTATACCAAGGGACAAGCAACACTTTAAGCTTACACAGTAACAGAGGGTATGAAATCGGCATGGTATACATGGATGAGTATGGTCGGTCATCTACAGCCTTGGTGAGCCCAAGCAACACAGTACAAATTCCTTGTGCAAACTCAATCAATCAAAATAAAATACAGGCTACAATACCCATACAGCAATTGGCTCCTAGTTGGGCTACAAGGTATAAGTTTGTAATAAAACCCTCTGAAGACACTTATGACACTATTTATTCTAATATATACTACAAACAAACAGGCACTAACTTTGTTTGGTTTTTATTAGAAGGAGAAAGTGCAAACAAAATACAAGAGGGAGATAGACTTATTGTAAAGTCAGACAGCCAAGGGCCAGTATTAAGATGTGTAGAAACATCTGTTTTAGAAAAAACAGCTCAAGCTTCAGATTTTTTACCTGATTTAGTAGATGATGGAGGTAATGAAGTAAAAGCCATTGCTGGGACTTATATGAAACTAAACCCTAGTAATTTTTCTACAAAAAAAACAGACAATTCAATTGTAGCTCCAGGCACAGAATATACCGCTAGAAATGCAAGCGGGGCTTACCCAATATTGGCTTATCCTATGAACGTTGAAGACCCTGCTAATGCAGGTCAATACCTAGATTATGATGTGCCTGCTGGAACTAGAATTACCATTAATATAAGACAAGAAAGATTAGGGCCTGGAAAAGGGAATGGTGCTTGTGAAAGAAGAATAAACCAAATAGATGTAAACCTGGTGGCTTCGGCAGATTATAATAATATGTCAGATTGGTTTTATGGAGATAATGTGGCTACAGTATTTAACGATGCGATTACAGAAGTGGGGGGAGATGGAGCTCCTATTGTAAACACGGCTGAGCCTTATTTAGCTCAATCATCTGCGCCGAATTTAGATTCTCAATCTGGCACTCAAGACATTTCAACAGGAGTTAACACAAACTATTACAGATTTTACAGAGATACATCTTCATCTGGACAAAATCAAAATAGATTATATCTTTTAATAACAGGAACTCAAAGGTGCGGTGGAGTTGCCTCTCGAGACAAAAGAAGGTCTAGTGTAACAGCAGAAGTACAAGTTTACAGAGCAGAATCAGTTGTAACTTTTGAAACAATTCCTCAAGACGCTGCTCCAAATATTTGGTATGAAAACCATCTATCTTTTCCTATAGACGAGGATGGACACCATCAAGGCAATATTCAAAATCAAACAGACACTGTCTCTGCTATTGTAGATACAGAATTTGCCAATGTATATTCTTTTGGAAATGGAGTTGAAAGTTACAAGATTTTAGATTCTATAGTTGGCAAGACATTAAACTATGGAGAAAGAACAACCTCTACCTCGACTCAAGAATACAAAGAAGCTCACAGAACAGCTGACATTACTTATAGTGGTGTATATAATGACGAAACAAACGTAAACAAACTAAATGAATTTAATTTAGGCTTAGCAAACTTTAAAAGTTTAGAAGAAATCTTTGGTTCTATTCAAAAGCTACATTCTAGAAAGTCAGATGTTTTAGTTTTACAAGAAGATAAAATATCTTATGTTTTAGCAGGCAAAAACCTTCTTAGCGATGCTTCTGGTGGAGGAGCGCTTACGTCTGTGCCAGAGGTGTTGGGAACTCAGATAACCAGAATAGAGGAGTATGGTATAAGTAAAAACCCAGAAAGTTTTGCTGCATGGGGCAAGAACAAATATTTTACTGACGCTAAAAGGGGAGTGGTGTTAAACCTTATAGGCTCAAGCGCTCAAAACGAACAGCTAGAGATTGTATCTCAGTATGGGATGAGGGGGTGGTTTAGAGATTTATTTATAGAAGCTTTTGATACAGAAAAACTAGGGGGTTATGACCCGTATATGAATGAGTATGTTTTAGCAACAACTCTTTCTACTGACACTTTATTGGCTGAGTGTGTAAACTGTGGAATCAACAAGTTTATTACTTTAGAGCCTGGTGTGGCTTTTAACTATTGCGTAGAGCTTACTGAATTTTTAGGCCAGACAGAAATAAAGTATACAATACCATTTGAAGGAACTGACGACATTCTTTCTGAATCAAGCGACCTTGTTATAACTGAATTAAACTCAAACCAACAGGTTAGTGAAAGTGCATTAAGTGGAACGGGGTATGTAATTACCGCTGTTTATGATGGTGCAACTTATTCTACGGGAACAGTATATCAAAGCGGAGTATTGACTTTTAGCAAAAACTCTGTTTCTGCCACCACTGTAGACATCACAATTACTACTGATTCACTTACTTCTGACACCATTCAAGTTGATGTTGAATGTCCTCAATCTGAAGTCATAAACATTTATAATGTAGCCGTAACTAGCAACTCTGATGCAGAAAAATACATAACTAACGAATATAGATGGAGTGCAGGAAATTATGTATCTCCCTTACATTCTGAAAGAGTAGAATTTTCTACAAGCACAATAAATCCTGTGGTTTCTCAATACACTCTTATTGCGGGTAAAGAAGGAGGAGGGGTTATTCCAGGGTCAAATGCCACAGTATCTATTATAAGTAGAAAAGAGAGCTTTGATAACTTTAATTTTAATATAAACGGAAATAAGTTAAAGTATTTAAGAACAGACACTCTTTTTGAAAATAACAGTGCCTCGATTGACTCATTGTTATTACAAGCAAATGATGCTACTCCTATTATTTCTCAATCTAACCCTGAGCAGTTTTATGCAGAGTTTTCTATGCCTGCTTCTGGACAGAATTTATATTTAATTTGGGACTACAGAGAATCTTCATCAGCTAGTTTGTGTTATTCTAATACAGGTTTAGCCGATGCTTGCACTGGATGTACACCAATCCCAACGCCTACTCCAGTAGCGCCAACCCCAAGCCCAACGTTTTATGCTTGGCCTATAGAAAATAATGGTTCAATCACGAGCCCTGCTTCTTGTCCATTGACGGGAACTTATGTGTATGCCGCAGTTGCAAACTATTCAGATGTGTTTGCAAATAGTACAGTATTTTATTCTGACCAACTTCTTCAAGTTCCGTTCCAAGGCAATGACAGGTACTTCGGTGTAAGAAATGCAAACAGCGGAACAGGATTGTCTTCAGGAATATTTAGAATGACAAACCAAGGAACGGTTTCTAATATAGACTTAACAGGAGTGTGTAATACTTCCCCAACCCCTGCTGGAACTGAAGTTTGGGATTTACAGTTGTGCAGTGGAGGTGCAGCAAATTTACAAGTATATGACGATGGTTTTTTAGACAGCGGTATGGTAATAGGATACAATGGAAATTGTTATACTGTATTAACTAAAACAACAAGCATATCTGGACAGCCTTTTAGTATCTATACAGAATATACGGATTGTACGGAATGTATTCCTGGGGTGTATTATTATGAATTAAGACAGTGTACAACAGGCAGTTTAACTGATGTAGAAATTACTCAGTCTTTAAATATAGGACAGGCTTTAGTTTGGAATAACCAATGTTGGACAGTAAACGCAATTGCAAGCGGTGGTCAACAAATTTCACCTTCGAGCTTTCACGCTAATTGTAACACATGTCCATAAAATATTAAAAAATGGCAACGACAGGAACATATTATTTTGATGCAGCAAGTTTTGCTAATGCAACAACTGTATATACAGACCAAGATTTAACCAACATTGCTGCTAATGGATGGTATTCAGACCAAACTATAGTTAGGGAACAAATATCTGGAGTTTTGTTTGCAGGACAATCTTGTGCTGCACCAACCCCCACGCCTACCCCCGTGCCTGCTGCACCAACCCCCACGCCTGTTCCTACGCCCACACCTACAGCTCCTAGTCCTCCGACTCCAACTGCTCCCACACCCGTGCCTGCTGCGCCAACTCCAGCTCCTACAGCACCTACACCTACTCCTACAGCTCCTACGCCTGTGCCTGTGCCTGTGCCTGTGCCTGTGCCTACAACTCCAACACCAGTCCCTTCAGCGCCTGGTTCATATGACTTATTTTATTGTAGTGGAGGAGGAGCTAATTTAAGAGTTGTAGATGATGGCAATATTTCTACAGGAATGGTAATTAAATACGCGGGAGTTTGTTATACTGTAGACAATTATACATCTTACACAGGAAACTTTAGTTCTTATGATGAGTTTAATGATTGCGCTGAATGTTTGGCTTCATAAACGAAATATATTTATCTTTATAAAAATTTAATCTAATGAAAGAAACTCTAAACTTTTTAACAAAAGAAGAGTGTGCTTATTTTATTGACATGATTGACAAAAATCATGCTCCCTCTTCAGTAGTTGAAGGTGGAGAACAATTGAGCACAATTTCAGACACCCGAACCTCTAGTACCTGCAACCTTAATCATAGAGATGAAAAGGTTCAACAACTTCAAAAAAAGATAGCTAATTTTTTAGGTATTGAGCTTACTAAAGGAGAACACTTACAAGGACAGCTTTACGAAGAAGGACAGTATTTTATACCACATCAAGATTTTTTTTCAGGCCCAGCAATTAAGAAACATTGCTTGCATTCTGGTAACAGAACAGACACTTTAATGATATATCTCAATGATGATTTTGAGGGAGGCGGTACAAATTTTGTCAATCAAAACAAAATAGTACAGCCAAAGGAGGGCATGGCTTTGAGTTGGAAAAACATGGTGAATGGAGAGATGCAAAATGATTCCATGCATGAAGGAATGCCTATAATAAAAGGAAAGAAATACATTATTACTTCTTGGTGGAGAGAAAACTCTTGGGACAATGTTAAAGACCAAAACATGTTTTTTAACAAACCAAAAGAATACAACGACATTAATGATTTGCCAAAACTAACTCCAAACGGGTATAAAGTAGTAAAATGCCCCCCTGCAACTTGGGCATTGATTCAAGATGCTTACACTTTACTAAAAGAAAAATCTCAACCAGAAGAATTTCAAGGAAAAGAACAATTTATTCCTACAGGCGACACGGAGCTTTTTTCTTTCGACCACCTTCCATATATAAGGTCTTTAATACACACTCAACTTCAACCTATACACGAAGACTTTGCTAGACAACAAATATCTCCTTCTTTTATATATGGCATTAGGTCATACAAAAGAGGCTCAACTTTAGCTACACATACCGATAGAGTTGCCACACATCATGTGTCTTCAATTATAATAGTGGATAAAGATTTAAGGTGTGGGTGTCAACACAAAGAGTTTGGAGATGACTGGGCATTAGACATACAAGACCATAACGGTAATTGGAATAAAGTTTATGCTAATGTCGGAGAGATGATACTATATGAATCTGCCAGGTGTGCTCACGGAAGGGTAGATTCTTTTCAAGGGACATACTTTAGGAACTTTTATGTTCACTATCAGCTTGCATGATAACTATTCCTGTTGCGGTTGCTATACCTTTTTTTGAAAAACAAATATCTTTTTTTCAATACCAACACAAAGAAGTTTATGGAGAAGAGGCTATTAGTAAAGCCTACATACCCATAATTAGATATAATCACTTTAATGAGGCTTCTAAGTTTGATGTAGAGTGGGATATGTCTTTACCATATAAAATGGTGGGCTCTGTATATGACTACGTTAAAAGTGACAAGCAGTGGCATATACCTATAAACGTATTTATAGCAGCCAAACAATTGCTTGATTTATTTAAAGACGAGCAGGTTGTAGAAATAATTGACTCCGACTTAGTTCATTTAAAACCATACCCAAAAGTATATGACCATTTAGACTATGATGTAGTTTTAGTAGACGCAACGTATGAAGACTGGCATATGCATATTTCTAAACCTGAATCTATAAATAGAAAGGTTATAAATCAATATTTAACTCACGATGAAGAGGAGTACATAAATGGAGGATTTAATGTTATATCTAGGGTAAAAACTATTAAAAGAATTATAGATGACATTATAATTTATTCTTGTAGTGTAACTGAAAAAGAAAAAGGAAATCAACATTCTTGGTGGTGTGCTATGTACGGTTTAAATATTGCTTGTCATAATCATAAAATAAAAATGATAGATATTCAAAACTGTTATTACCCTGGAATAAATAAATTAAAAGATAGCCATTACATTGCGCATTATAGTTGCGACCCTTTATTCGATAAACATAAAATTAGCAATTTAGATGCTTCATTATTCCCTAATAATTTATTTTATAATCAAGCTAAAAAATGGCTTGGCTATACGCAGCAAAAAAAGATATAACATATTAATTTGTAAATTTGCAATAAATAGAATTATATGAACGGCTGGAAATTTACGGCAGGAGCAGCAAGCATAGTTGGCGTTCCAGCTGTAGGATATAACAAAGGGGCTTTAACAGACTGCCCAAGTTCTGCAAGTATGGGAGCAGGGTTTACACCAACTACCTTGACAACTAATCTCCCAGGTTTTGGATGCTATAATTCTATTGAAGGTAGCGGAGGCGAAGCCACTACTATTGGCTTTGCTTTAAACGGAAGCGGTACAGCATCAAATCTTTCCTTGGCAAGGTTTTACTATACACCATCTACTGGAGTTACGACTGCCGCTTTTATGATTACTTCGTCTCAAACCAATCCTGGAACTGGAACAGTTTCTGGAACTATTACTGGAGATGACGGCTCTTCTGGTACTTGGAGCGTAAGTTATGCCAAACAAACATCTCCATTTTTTGATGATAATGGCTTTGGTAGTTCTTACGAGCCATTATCGGTAGGAACTGTAACCTTAAATGGGTTAACCCTTACAAGCGGAGTTACCTATGACCTATTAACTTCTGGCTCTCCCGCACCCGTTCCCTCACCTACGCCCGTAACTATACCTGATTATTGTTTTTCTTCTACCAACAATGTTAGTTTTCAACAAATAAATGGGGTTAATTCTTATATTTTTAATGGTAATTATGGGGTGTACGGTTCATCAACAGGAACTTTTATTTTTAATGCTATTCCCGCAACACACCCGATTGCTTTTCAAAACAACGGCAAAACAAGTTTAATATCTTATACGGGACAATACAGTATTGGCACAAAGACTGGATTAGACGGAAACACTTATGAATATTTTTATGGAGATGTAACCGTGGCAGTAAGCGCGGATTTTGGCACAATAAGTTATGAGTGTTATTATCATGGATATATGGGAGGACAGAACAACTTTGTCTATAATCCCCAAGTTTGTCCCCCAATAGGCCCTCCAATAATTCCTCCAGTACAAGACCCCACAAAGCAATATACATTAAGTTATAGCGCTGGAGTCGAGGGATGGCCTTCGTTCTATTCTTATTATCCCGACATGATGATTGGAATGAACAACTATTTTTATTCTTTTAAAAGAGGGCAGCTGTATAGTCACAATACTAATTCACTTAGAAATAATTATTACAACGTTCAGTATAATTCTCAAATAACTTCAGTCTTTAATGACAGCGCCTTAGAGAATAAAATATTTAAAACCGTTAATTTAGAAAGCGATAGCTCTTGGAGCGCATCACTATCTACAGACATACAAAGCGGAGGCACTATAGATAGCACTTGGTTTGAAAAGAAAGAAGGCGCGTGGTTTGCTTATGTGAGAGCAACTGGAGCTAGTCCAGCAGATGCTTCAGAATATCCTATGCGTTCTGTAAGTGGAATAGGAAAATCTAGTTTTAACGCTGTAGACGGAACAAACACTCAAATTGGATTCAGCACATCTCCCCAAGTAGTTATTGGAAACGACATAAGTATTGGAGACATGATATATTTTTCCTTGCCTCCATATAGCACTCTTCAGTTAGCGGGTCAACTAACAGCTATAAATGTTGATTTAAGCCAAGCATTAAACACTCTTGTGATTCAAAACAACATTCAAAATGCGGTAACAATTTCTGCTCAAGACGCTTATATTGCATATATTAAAAACCAGCAAGCGGAATCTCACGGGATGTTGGGGCATTATTGTTTGTTTACTCTTACCAATACAGACACCACAGCTACTGAACTACTGGCTGTTGAGTCGGAAGTAATGAAAAGCTATCCCTAAAATTACTATCTTTGTAATTAAATGAATTTTAATATAATCCCACTTGATGAGTCTCATTACGATGAGGTTTTAGTTGGTTGGTGGAAAGATTGGAAATGGGTTCCTCCATTGAAAGATTTTCTTCCAGACAACGGCAAGGGTGGTTTAATAATATATGATGATAAAACCCCTGTATGCGCAGGATTTATATATATGACAAATTCAAAAGTAGCCTGGATAGACTGGATTATATCTAATAAAGATTATAAGAAAAAACCTAACAGGCAACAGGCTATATCTTTATTGATTCATACACTCACACAGATAGCTAAAAATGCAGGTAATGTTTTTGCTTACGCACTGCTAAAACACAAAGGGCTAATAGGGGTGTACGAGCAGGAGGGGTATATAGCAGGAGACCAGTATACAAAAGAAATGATAAAAAAATTATAGTATGGGAGCAGCGACAGCAATTGGCTTAGGTCTAACAATAGCAAGCACAACAGGAAGTTTCATTCAGTCAGCGACAGCAGCTAAGCAAAGAGATAAAGCGGAAAGAGATGCGGAAGAGGCTAGTCAAGAAGCTAAAAAACAGCTTGAAAAAAGATTCTATAAAGGGCTACCTATTCAAAAAGAAGTTTATGAAAGAGCTAGAGAGGCGTTAACATCCACAGGCGCTGAGCTTGTTGGAGCGGGAGCAGAGGCTGACCCTAGGCTATTAGCCGCTATAACTGGAAGAGTTGCTCAGAGCCAGATAGCTGGACAACGCCAGATAGCTGGAGACATGGGAAAAGAATTGCAAGATTTAGCTTTGTTGGCAGCTGAAGAAGAGTCTCGAGGTGCAAGCCAATTGGCTAGTTTAGCTTTAGCAGAAACGAAGGCGCAAACTCAAGCAGCTCAAGTAGCGGAAGCTCAAAGAACAGCTTCGTTAGAGCAAGGAATAAAAGGCTTGACCTCTATAGGAGGGCAGGTTCTAGCCATGCAGCCCGACAACCCTAAAAGTGACGCAGCAAAGAATGTAGAGAGAGCCACTGAACAACTTGAAAGAGCAATAAAAAGAGGAGAGGTTGCTGACGGAACTACCTTAGCTGAATTTTTAGAAATCCCTTCCGACCAGTTTTCAAATGTCCCAGACATGTATGGCTACATGGCAGAGCCAGCGACAGAAGCAGACCTTTTAGATTATTTTGAGGGAATGAACAGAACAGACGCTAGAGCTTTATTTAAGCGGGGAAGACAAGCAGGCGAAGGCTCAAGATTTTCTAGGTTATTTAGATAATAAATATGGCTACAAAAATAGGATTTGACCCAAGTCTTGCAACTCCAGGAGTAGACTGGTCGGTTGTAACTACTTCTGTCATAGAAGGATTAAACGACCTTGAAACTAGGAGAGACAAAGCTAGAAAAGATGTCGATACTAAGACACGAGAGGAAGTAGATGTCCTTCGTAATGTGGAGATGGGTAAGGATGCCCAGGTTAATGAGTTTGTAATGAACGCAAGGGAGCAGCTTACGGAAACATCTTTAATGGATAAAAGGCTGTGGGAGAATGGTATCCTCTCTACAAAAGATTTTTTAAGAAATAACAATAATAGAACTACAGGCACAGCGTCTCTTATTAATAGCTTTAAAACCTACAACGCAGACTATGATAGGATTGTAAAAGGCGTAGAAGACAAGACTCTAAGTAGGATTACACTTAACAGAAAAGCTCAGGTTGAAAAGCTTTTTGATATGAAGACTCACGCTTTTGTTGTTAATCCAACTACAGGCGAACCGAACATTGTAAAGAGAGATGCAAACGGAGCCCCAAGCTCTGACCCTAACGATATTGTAAACTCTTCAGTAGTTGATTTTTTATCTACCGCTGATGTTAAATACTTTAATGCACAAACTACTGCTAAAGAAATAGTAGACTCCCTTGGTCAACGATTAAAAAGAGATGGCTTAGGTAAGACAATAAAAGGCGCATACTTGGCTTTAGACAGCGGAGGCAAAGAAGCTCAAGCGAAGCTTAATTCTGCTAGAAAAGAGGCTATTGATGTTGCTCTTAGGGGCAGCAACATGGCATCTTTCCTGGTTGACTCAGGAGACTATGACACCACCACCAATAAAGATGAAGCTGCTAAAAACGACAAATTAATTTTAGAGAATCCCGATGGTACTTTTGAGTATACAGACGACCAAAAAGATGAAGCCAAATTTAGGTTTGAGAACTTGCTAGAATCAATGATACCTAGGAGTGAGGAAGCCGCTTTACCAAAAACTCCATCAGCTTCTGCCACAAAAGCTGCGTCGGATTTAGCTGTAAATACTGATTTAGCGACGACTTTAGTTGACATTATTACAGGAAATGACCCAGCAAAAGTTCAAGCGGATTTAGGGATACTAACAGAATATGATTTAGGAACTCGAGGTGTTAGAAAAACGCCCCAAGGAATAAGCCTTGAGTTATACAACCCTAAAACCAAGAAATTTGAAGACACTCCAATTATCTTTACAGACACAACAGATGTAAGGGGAGCGGTAAAAAGAAGCTTACAAAAACTTTTAGGAAGAAGAGTCAATGTTGAACAAATTTTAGACAATTTACCAGAGGGCATTTTTGAAGGTAAAACTATAAGCGATGCGGAGGCTTTGTATAAAGCCCCCGAGATTGTTAATATAGAAGATGTAGACAATAATCTAAATCTAATTCCCGACCCAACTGTAATGCAAGACATCACAAACCCTACAGTCATAAGCATAGATGATTTAATAACTAAAATTGAGGATGAAGATGTAGAGGAGGAAGACTATGCAAAAACAATTAAACAGATTCTAAAAAAACAGGGTATTACAGACGTTAAGGTAACCGTAGTTGAAGAAGATGTTATTGTTCGGGACAGGTATGGGGTAGAAAAAAGAAGTCCTACAAAAGTTCAGAACATAACAATTGAAAGTGAATTTTTAGATGAACCCACTACATTAAGAGCTAGAGAACTGCCTGAAAAAATTAGAGAGATAGTTTTAAAAGCCACAGAACAAAGACGAGCAGGACAAACCTTTAACTCTACTGGGGGGTCAGCAAACAGAAGAGGAGAATTAGATGATTAAAATATGGATGAACTAAGAAAACTATTTGACGTATTAACACGAGATGGTTATTACACAAAAAGCTTTGAAGATTTTCAAGTTCAGTTTTCAAGTCCTGAATATCAAAATAAAGTTTATAATGTAGTATCAAGAGACGGTTTATTTACTAACTCGCAAGATGATTTTATAAATAAATATACTTCAAAAAAAAAAGAAGAGACCGATATGGTTTCAGAATCGGTCAGTGGTTTATCGGTGTTGCCAAGTGGCGAGAAGGACACCTGGCTTGAAGAAACTTTTGGCAAAAATGAGGTTACTGATTTTTTTGGAGACCTCTATCGTTCAG